CCAGAAACACCAAAGAAAAAAGTTGTTAAACGTGTTGTTAAAAAGAAGGTTGTGGAATCGAAGGAGTAAATTTATTTTTTACAAATACAAATCCACCTATTATCATAGTTATAAAGAGTATTAAGTAACGTAATGGGTACTTTTTCTTTTTTTCCTTTTCCATTTTTTCGATATCCTCCTTATCCGGAAGTTTTTTAACGTTTACGTTAAGATCATCTATCTTCCCGATAAGTTTATGTAAAGCTTCTAGGATTTGAACCTCTCGATTTATAGGTTTTTCCTTAACGTCTATAGTTGTAACTTCGAGAACCATGTACCATTCTGAATCCGGTTGTAAAGTAACGTAATCTGTATCTTCTTGGTATTCATATAACTTAAAATGAAGTTTTTGCATAGATATAGGATTAAATAAGTTTGTTTGTCTCTGGAATGATTTCCACTGCTTATCTCTAACTATAGTATGTGCGCCATGATTATAATGTCTTTCGAGTGGTACACGTGCTAAAATTTGTCCATTACGTTCATCGAGTATTTGTGCACGTTTAGGTATATCTTCACATACTATATCAACATACTTCGCGACACTACTCACGTGAGTGTCGGAGTTAGTATTTGCCTGTCCAATTTGTGTAACATAAAAATCGACTGGTTTTAGACCACACACTTGCGTCATATCTTCTAAATGTAAATTTGATTCAAGTGTAAGATCTATACTAAATGTGTTATTGGAGCCATTTACAAATTTTGAATCTATAATTATATACTGAACCTTTTTAGGTAAGTCCTGGAGTGAAACCATCTTGTATTTAGTATATAAAAAAATAAACATAAATAATAGCAGTGATGTTTTCGTTTTATTCGAGTGTGTGTAATTTGTTATCACCTCGAACAAAACCTGAAATAAAAACACAGAAACCTCCATCTATAAAAATGTGTGAAAATGACTATATTATATCTAAAAATGAAGCGAATGAAATAATCATTTTAGAGGTTCCTAAGAAACCTAAGTTTACATACTTCTAATAAAAATGTATAAAAAATGAAATGGACGACTACATTGCCTTACACACGTACGACTATAAACTCTCGTTTTGTCAAGCGACAAACGAACTCCCGGGTGACATGCAAAGACTTGTATGGGAAAAACTTAATACGTACGAATCACGTGATCTCGTGTGTCCGGGAGCCCCTCAACGAGCCTCCAGAAATCCACGATTCTCAAAAGAGAGAATCGAAACTCTGGTTAACCGATGGAGAGAAAAGTGGGGCGAACCTACTCCGTGAACGTATGAATACAATGGCACGTGAACAGCTTTATTTTGATGATTATGAACGTAGTGAATACGATTCATATTCACTCATACTTTATAAACTTATACTCGAGGATCTTAAGTACCAGAGACGTGAACTACAATATTCTACAATCTTTGGTGATAAATGGAGAAAATCATCTACAAATAAAATAGATTTAACCACTATTCAAATTAATATACACGAAGTTGAACAAAGGTGTAATAATTTTAAAGTAAAAGAACGTCATTTTAAGAAAAAATATTTTCAAGATGAAAACTATATTATTAAAGGTATAGATATATAATAAATAAATAAATTGTAATGTTGAGTATAATAAATCCCTACACTAAAACCATTAGAATATCGTGCCCCACTAAACGTAAAGAAGGTATAGCGGAATATAAAAAAATAAAAGATAAAATTAAAAAGTCAACTTTACAATACGGTGTTGCTGTTTCGACATACCATTTTATTTTTCATACACCTATTGACGGTATTTCTGCAAGTTTGGGAACAATCGCGTCTTATATGTATGTCGATTCACTCTCTTCGTATGTCGATAATATAGAAAAAATACCTGGTTTGAATAAACGATTACTCTTACCGACATGTCTCGCATTAGCCGAATCTGTATGGAATTCTAATGATTTACCATTCGATTTTAATATGGGGGCAACTTTATTTGGGTTTTTAGCGTATAAAATGGCATTTTATCAAATCGTGGCCGAAGAAATATTGATGTACAGTGAAGACCTAAGTGATATAGATCAGCTATAATAAGTATAATAAAAAAATGTCTCTCATTTGCCAACTTACAAAACAAACGGTTAGTCTTGAAAGACTTTACAAACTTGACGGTGTTCTTTCGAGTTTTCGAACCGATCAATTTTCATCTGGTACACCTTCTCAAGTGTATGGAGTGAGATTGAAATCAAACTTTCCACACGATTTAATAAAGTTCAAAAAAGAACTTGATCATGTTGTATATGTCGGTGTATCTGCATTTAACGACAAACTTCATTTAGTAGACTTTATGTATGAAGAGAAATATGAAGATGGTACTCGAATGGGTATCATTGAACCAGTGATTGAAATTTTGGCAAGGGATGAATTGGATACTATGGTTGTTCCGAGACACGTTCCAGAAGAATGGGTTGAGTTTTGGATGAATTACTTTAAAAATGAGTTTAATTGTCAAAAAACCCTTCTACAATTTGTTGAAAAAAATAACCTTCACGGAAGCATCGACTGGACGGAACTTTATAACTCGTTCCCTGAAAATATGGACTTAAAACTTAACAACTAATGTGTAATATAATACGATGAGCCTTACTTACGAACTCCTTAAAAACTGTACCACGATTGTCGAACTTTTCGACGTTAACGAACTCTTCTCTGAATTAGCCGGTGAAAAATGTAAAGTATACGGTTTACGCGCTGATTTTGGGTACCCCGCACACCTTATTCCTAAAAGTACGTATAAGTATATTGCGTATATTGGTATTTCTAATAGAAAATTAGAAACATCGTACGGTCAAGCCCAATTTATTGAATTTTATTATGAACCTAATGATATTGGTATTTTGGAACACTTTTTTGATATGTACCTCGAAAGTGAAAAGGAGATTCTTAAACAGTGTGGGTGTAAAGGTGACGAAGAATTTACCGTCGAACTTTTCCCGAGTAAAATCACGAAAAAGAACCTTTTGTTTTGGAAATGGTATTTGGATGAACAATACGGTGTTAACGATAGGATTTCCTTACGTGATTTCCTTGATGATTATGAAATTACGTACCAAATCGACCACGATCGATTATACGATCATTTACCAGAAAATATTGACGATTTGGATAATGAGAGTGAATACAATTCGGAATCTGAATCTGAACTTGAAGAAGGTGAAATAAGAACCTAAGTTTAAACGGATATACCATTACACATTCAAAAATGCGTCCAAACTGTGTATACGAAAACTGTCTCTGTCGCCAAGGAAAAAACGGGTTTTGTGTAAAACATCGTGATATTGGTGAAGCCGTAGAAGCCCTTTTACTTTTAAGAAAAATAACAAACCTAAGTTGTAATGAAACAAAATAAAAAATTAATATATTAAAAATGGACGCTCTTACATCGTTAATGCAAACGCTCGACCTCAATTCTAAGATAATTTCTGAAGGCGATTATCTTAAAATGTGTGATTCGATCAAAAAGATTCACGACTATATCAAATACGAAACAGATTCTGAAAGTGAAGAAGAAGAAGAATTTAGAATTCGACGTGTTGATATACCCATACCCTTTTCCCCGATGCCTCGTCTCCCACCATTCGGTGATAATCTTGATGATCTTACGATATACGATACGGTAACACCACCACAATCAAGACGTGGGGATTATGTACACCCCGACTTACCGGAGATACAAACACCACCACCTGTTCCGGAACCTTTACGCGATTACGAACTCGAAGATGAACTTATGGAGGTAAATAGACTAATCCACGAGACGTTTAAAAAAATGGAAAAACTAAAACATAGACGAAACGTGACGAACTTTGTTCGACAAGAAGCTGTGAAACGACGTGCACGGGAACTCGGTATTCGATTACCTCGATATACTGTTGGTTCACTTTTAGATTCAGGACACGACGTTGGTAATGTACGTATGTTCTTCAAGGATTACCTGGAAGACTATAACGATGATATCGATAGACAACACGAAGAATTATCCGAGACGTTAAAGGAACTCGAATACGATAAAACGGCTATAATAGACGAACTTATAAACTTTTAATTAAATATCATTTTACACCATTTTTCGTTAATGTTGCCGAAAGGCGAATACTCAAACAATAAATGTATTAACGCCCCTGAAATAATTAGAACACCCGTACCTTTATAAATATATTTTGTAAGACCCATAACTAAAACTTGTAACATAAGACCTATGAAGAGTGCTTCCATCAGGACGGTGGTAAATGGTCGCATTTTTTATATATTACTATACTATATAAAAAAAATGGATTACCAAGGAATTGGAATGTTACTAGCTGTCGTCGCCTTTATGGTCATCTTCATAAGTGTATTGGTCAGTAGATCTAAAACTTCGAATAAGAATGCAAATCTCGTACCAGAAATTGAAATGAAAGAAGAATAAACTAAACTAAATTATAAAATATTATCTCGTGATATATAAAATGATACTCTTATTATCTATCATTCTATTTATCATATTTTTGATTTATAGTATAAAACCCAGGGGTGAGGGGTATACACTCGAGGGTCTTAAACTTTCGTGGACGAATAAGGCAAATATAGAGGATAATGTTACGAAATGGATTATTACTCTGAAAGATTCATCGGGGAATGTGATTCACACGTATGAAAACAGTGATGCGAATAATCTTAAAGACTTTACGGATGTAACCATGAACATAGTAGACAAAAAAGAGTTCGATGAAAAAATTATAGGTGATAATATACTCGAATTGTATTATAACGAGGTTAAACCCAATACTAAATTGTATACGAAAACCGTGACGTTTACACAAAACGATTTTGGGTATATTATAGACACGAGTAAACTCGAAGAAGTTGGTGCATTCACACCCAAATCAAGTGGTTATACGTACGCAAAATCTATATGGTTCGGGTACGAAAATTCATCCTGGAATAATCGTCCTTTAAACATAGCAGAAATAGAAGTTTATTCCGGTGGTGTAAACGTTACTACCAAAGATAATAAAACCGAATCTTCGAGTCAATATTCCAGTAATAATTTTAAACCTAAAAACTTAATTGATGGAAATATGTCAAATTTTGCACATACCAATAACAGTGGAACGAATTGGTTTAAAATAACTTTAGATAAACATTACCCCATAGAAAAGGTTATGGTATACAATAGAACGAGTTGTTGTTTTTCGAGGTGGGCGAGTTCGTTTGTTAAGTTATTGGATGATAATGGTAATCAAATTGTGAGTTCAATAGAAAAAATACCAGATGATACAGGACTCGCTACAAATTATAAAGAAGGTGGTGTTCGTGTTAAAACATTTACATTTCCTGAAACTTTCACATACGAACTTATCATGAACAAAAAGAATGCTTCTACTTTAGGAATACACGTTGAATATATAAAACTCGATGGTGTTTTAGCAACAAAGGCACAAACGACTATACACAAAAATCCTAATAGAAACAATAAACCCGATAATATGTTTAGTGTTGGAAGTGGTACAGAAAATTTCGCGTCATGGAACGCGAATGGCCACAATGTAGGCGATAAGATATTTACTATTGTATCCGATAAAAAGGTCGATAAAATAGATATAGCATATACACGACCTCTATATGCACCTGGGTGGATAATAAAAGAGAACGGGGTTACGAAAATTACAGAAACGTCTAATAGAGGTAATAATTCAACTCCTAGACCCGTCGTATATACGTACGATATAAAGAACGGTAAATCATCACCCTTTACAATCCCTTATCAAATCCCACGTGCTACTGATGGATGGTGTGGTCATACGAACTCGGTTCACCAAGACGTTCCGGGGTGTGGACGTTTATGTTCTGATGTGAATGGCGTGGGAAGTAAAAATAAGAATACATGGGGGTCGTGGGATAAATATCCGGGTAGTGTCGATTGTCCCGCGGCTAAACTTGATGAGGTGTATCAGTTCCTCAATGGTAAACGTAGTTTGAGGGTTGGTAATCCATCGTTCGATTTGACGGGTGGATTTAAATGGTACTATTACAAAGGTTCGTACTTTTCGGATACAAGTTCATTTAGCGGTAAAACTCCTACGAAACAAGGTGACAATGTTACCGATTTTAGTAGTAAACATAAGGCGACGAGTGGACATTTACGAAACGATGGTAATGAAGATAACTATGCCGTTAAGTGGGAAGGTTTTTTCGTACCTAAAAAGACGGGTAGCCATAAATTCTGGACAGAATCCGATGATATGAGTTATTTAACTATAAATGGTGTAGTGGTTATTGATAATGGTGGTTTACATGGTATGGTAAAAGCACCGAAGGATGAACTTAATCCACCAGAGAGTTCCAGAAAGTATTCATCGGTCTACTCGGACCAATCTCCGGGAGTGGGACACGCCCGTTCGATGCTTGACAGTGATCAAGCTTGGTCGGCAGCTCATAACGTAGTCGATCAGTGGATGGAAATTGACATGGGTGCAAATAATTTCATAGCCGGTGTCGTCGTTCAAGGAAGAAAAGGTTCTACTCAACGAGTGACTTCGTTCGTTGTATCGATTGATGGTAAAACGATCACATCGACGCTTAAGTATACTTCGAGTAAAGACACTCGTCAGACTTACACCTTCAGTAACCCAGTTATTGGACGTAAAGTGAGATTTATAGTGAAAGGTTGGAACAGTCACGCATCCATGCGAGCGGGTGTGATACCAGCTAAATCAGTCAATTTAAAGGCAGGTCAAAAATACCCTATTAAAATATACTTTAGTGAAAAAAGTGGTGGTGATGAACTGAAAGTGTGGTTTCAGGGACCAGGTATGAGTTCAGCTACACACGATTTTAGTGGGTATATGCTAAAATAATAGATATTCAAAAAAAATATATACTACTAATAAAATAAACCTCGAGATGGTAAAGAAGAATACCAAACTCGGATTATTTGCTTTATTAGTTGTAATCATTCTCGGTATAGCCTTGACCGTTTATTTTAGTGGTAAAAAAAGTGATGATGTCGAAACATCAAAAATATCAGACAAACCTCAACTTGTAATAGATGGTGCATCTAAAAAACTGAACCCACGTTCAGACGACGGTGATAATGACGATGCGACGGTAGATATATCAGAAGGGTATAAAATTGAATATGCTGCAGGTGACGCCCAGGGTAATGAAAGTATTGATTTGAAAATAACATGGACGACGGGTATGGGTTATGAGAATGTTGAAAAACTTATTTTTAGACGTGAAATTGGGGGTAACAAAGTCCAGGATGATATAGTTTACAATTCCGGACCCGGTATCGAAAATGAGAGTAACGGTGAAATAACATTTAAAGGTACGGATTTAACCAATTCGGAAAACGATATCGTTGGTGTGAATAAGGTATCTGTTTGGTATAATAGTGTAAGTGACGATACATTTTTAACGGATACGGGTGACCAGATCGAAATCAAACAAAGTGATATCGATACAACCCTCGATTTAACTGAAGTCAAGGAAGTTGAGATTCCAATTACAATCGCGGCTGATTCGTTTAAATTTGAAATATTAAATAAGGAAACGCTTTACTTGATTGAAGAGTTTAACCAATGTTTTAAAATGAAAGAATTGGATGGTGGTAAAGTTCAGTTTACTAATTTAAATACTGGTAATGTCGATAAGTTATGGGATAATACTGATACATATAGACTTAAAAAGTATAAAGATGGGTACATGTTGGGACACCCAGACAATAACAGGAAAGAAGTTTTGGTAAGAAAAGTATTAACAAGAGAGGATATTAATTGGGACGATAAATCTATTGATCATAAACCAACGTTTAAAAAATTAAACGAAATGAAGAAAGCCGAGTATGCACGTGCACTGTTCCATTTGGAACCTATACGTACCGCTGTTCGTTCGGATCAGAGGGAAGGAAAAATGGTACCTGGCACTGATTATAAATCACCAAGTGATACGTTTAGGTTTAAACAAACGAGTGATAAAGTTGCTTTAGCCTTATACGACGTAAATCGAAAAATAGATTTATGGAAATCGGCGTTTCCACCCGATTTTAATAAACCATGTGATACTGCTGGAATAGGAGCTGACGGTAACTTTTTTATGAAAGTAACAGGAACTGAAAGTTTTGGGTACAGAACTGAAACACACCAATGGGGGACCGGTAATGGTCCATATAGAGTTGTTGTTGGTGATAATGGAACCGTTGCGATTTTGAAAAATAATGGTTTGGTTATACACTATATCTTCCGCGTGAAACCAATTAGTATTATAATGCAGGGCGAACAGACACCCCATAGGTATAGATGGACACATACCAATGGTGGTTTGTTATCAGATAAAAGCTTAGGTTATATACGCGATAGATGGATCGATAAAAATAATTTAACAATTACATCTTATTCGGACGCAAAAAAAGCCGGTTTTAAATGGGCTGCATTTACATTAGCAGACGGTGATGGTGGTCAACCTTATGTTACCTTTGGTCAACACGCTCCATATGCAATGGGCTTTATACATTTACCCGATGGGGCTTGTGACATAAAAACTAGTACCGGTATTTTAACGGGTACAAAAAATGATAATACATGGACTGGTTCTTCATACGTAGGACCAGAACACATTAAGCTTGATAAGTACGTTACACATAAAGTATACCATCTTCCGACTTTAGATCTCTCTGTATTAGGGGGGAACATGACAAAATATAGTATAAATCATTCACAAAATGTATACATGGAAAGGCAGACTCTTGATTGTAAAGATCACGCCATTCGTAGTTTTCAGTTAAAACCAAATTGGTATTGTGAAAACGATGACGTGTGTAAACAACAAGTTTCTTCTGATGATCTTAATGGTACTGATATTAAACATGAGGGTAAGGGTACGGCTATACGGTACAATTATTTTTGCAATGATAAAAAAGAAACGAGTGTAACTTCAAAAAATACTGGTTGGGTTACTAATCCGGGACTCAGTAAAACATATGCATATGGACAGAATGATACATTTAACGTGAACTGTGATAAAAAACCAATTACATATTATAAATTAGTAACAGATCCGAATAATGGTTGGAGACTTAAATATGATTATAAGTGTGGTAATACAACTTCCAATAAATGCAGAAGTATAACTACCGAAGAAAGTGATGCTAGTACTAATCCTGGGTTTTTAGATAGACAACTTGTTAAATGCAAAGATAATGAATATTTAAGTCAATTTAAATTAAAATCAACTGGTGTTGAAGGTAAAAATAAATATGAATATACATGCTGTAAGAATTAAAGTAAACTAATAAATTCAAAAAAAAATATATACTACTAATAAAAGAAACCTCGAGATGGTAAAAAAGAATACCAAACTCGGATTATTTGCTTTATTAGTTGTAATCATTCTCGGTATAGCTTTGACCGTTTACTTTGGTACTCAAAAAACTCCGATGAAAACTGAACTCCCCGAAGATCTCGGACCACAAATCAAAGTTGATAGTTTATCAGCAAAATATAACCCATCTTCAGAAGAAGAAGAAGTTGTTGTTGAAGGGTATACTATCGAAGGGTATGCGGCTGAAGGTAATATAAACTATACGGCATTGTCTAAAAGCGTTGATATGTCGATTAAATGGTTTAACCAGGCTGGTTTTCAGAATATAACCGAACTCGTCATCAAACGCTATATAGGTGATAGTGTTAAAACCACCAAAACGTTAAAAAAAGCTACTGCTAATGAATCTAAATATTTTGAATCCTTTTCAGATATACTTACGTATACTTTTGACGGTAAAGATGTAACTTATAGTGTTCTTGGTATGAATAAAATTAAGATTTTTTATAAAAATGCGAGTGGCCAAGAAGTTGAGTTAACGCCAGCTGATTTGAGTGGAGTTGAAATAAATCCAGAAGATCTCGCACAAACTAAGGAATTACTTGCTCCAGTTGAAGTTGAATATAAACCTACTGCGAGTAGTGAAATTACTGTTAGTCCCGATATAGACAGAAAAGGCTACTTTATGTACCCAGGTGGTTCTAACATGTCTATTCAAGAATACGTAGAAGAGGGTACACCCCATGCTAAGGTATACTTGGTTCCTTCGGGAACTAAAAATACGACTGTTAAAATTAAATTAGAGGATAATCGTTTCATAAAATATGCGGGTAATGTGTTTTCCCTTGATCAAAATGCGGGTACTGAATTTACATTAGTGAAAGGTGAAATTGATGGTACACTTCGTTTGAAAATTGGAGATGCGTTTGCTGCGGTTAAAGATGGTAAATTGGTAATGATAAAAATGGATGACATAACAACGAAACAATTATACAACACAGTCGATATTAGTGTTACAGAAACCGCAAAAGAAATAATGTACGGTTATTGGACAATCGCCGATGACGAAGCTAAAACTACTGGTAAAAGTAAAGTTGTATGGAAAGGTGCCGATGGTAAACATAATTTTATAAAAACTGGTAAACAAAATGAATGGGAGTCTCAAACTGTCAAAGCTGGTGACACTGGTATACTCTTGTATGGAAATGCAGGTGGGCTTACAAAAAATGATGTAATCCGCATTATAAGAAAAAGTGATGGAACCCCAAATAGAACGGGTACACAATATAATTGGTGTATACGTAAACCAGGTACATCGGGTACAGCGTCGAATTTGTCAAAAAACTATGTTGGCGCTGAAAGCTGGACAGGTTCGACAGTATTTGACCTATGTGATAACGGTGAAGACTAAATAGATATTCAAATAAAATATATACTACTAATAAAAGAAACCTCGAGATGGTAAAAAAGAATACCAAACTCGGATTATTTGCTTTATTAGTTGTAATCATTCTCGGTATAGCTTTGACCGTTTACTTTAGTGGTAAAAAAAGTGACGAAACAAAAACGGAAATACCAAATAAAAAACCCGAACTTACATTTGATACGGAGGCGGTCAAAACAATCAACCCACAGGCCGAAGAGAGTGGTTCTTATGAAGGGTACCGTATTATCGAATATGCATCAGGAGATGAACCGGGTAAATTTATTGATCTCACATTATCGTGGAAAAATGGCGCAGGTTTTCAAGATGTTGTCGAAAAACTCATATTTACACGGTACGTGGGTTCAACAAAAATCCAGGAAAATATAGAAGTCGCCAGTGGAGACGGTTTGGTTGATTACGGCGGTGGTTCAATTACTTTTAAAGGGGTTGATATTAAGTCAGATGTTGTTGTTAAAGGTAAAAATATAGTTAAGGCATATTATAATAAAGTAGACGGAGCAAATGAGTTGGCAGCGGCTGAAATTACAATCGATGATAATGATTTTAGTGACGTAGCTTCAGGGGATTTTGGTGAATATACGGTTACAGTTTATATACCTTCAGATACGTTTGAACTCGTAAAGGAAGTGAAGAAAATTTACTATAATATTTCATCCTTTCCAGAACAATGGTATAAATTAATAATTAATGATAATGATACATATTCATTTAAAGCCATTGATGGTACATCTACACCATTTAAAATAGGTAACATTGATAGTTTTAAAATGAAAACATACAAAGGTAACAAAATTTTTGCACACCCTACTGTACCAAAAACAATTGCAGTATTTACTGGAAATGCAGTAGAATTTAAATCTGAAAATGAAATGACTCAACAAGATTGGTATAGTGCAGGTTTTACACTTACGGCGGCTACAACTATAACACCAGGTGAAGAAGATTATGAGGATATTAAAAAGGGGTTTTCGGCGTCACAATCATATAAATCACCAAACGGTGAGTATAGACTTGAATTTCAAGACGACGGTAATTTAGCTGTACGTAAAGGTGACAAAGTTATATGGGAATCTAAAAGTAAAGACATTGAGAGAATAGTTGTACGACCACAACATGATGTCGAAGATAATTCTGCACTAACATTTACAAAAACAAACACTTTTGGGGGCGGAGATATTCCAATGGAGTTTAGGTCTCACTATGGTGGTTACGAAAAACCATATACACTTATACTAGGTGACGATGGTGTATTAAGTATTATAGATAAAAATGGTAAATACACAGACGCATTAGATATTTCTAGAGCGACAGCTAAATTATATTACGGTGGTGATGGTGATCTTGGGAGAGATGGTAGAAATGCGTGTAATATGACTGATGCAGATAGGAAAGATGCATGTGAAAAAGATCCCGAACTTTTCGGTATAGGCCAAGGTCCATCGTGTGGACATAAATTCTATAAAAAGTATATAGCCGGACACAATGGTACTATTGATAATTCAGAAAAATACAACACTTTTTATTTGTGTAGTGTAAATGATTATACATCTCACTATTAATAGTCAAACTCGTCGTCTTGTTTCGAATGTAAATAAACAAAACCTAAGTGAAATAAAAATAGTCTAAAAATATAAAAACCAAAATGTCGGATTCTATTGAAAATATTCTTACCGGTCTCATTCGTGATTCGAACGACCACATTGACAAAATAAACAACAGCGTCCTTTCCAACAATAAGTTATTACAAACACTTGTTGAAAAGGTTACAAAAATCGAAGAAGAGAATAAATGTCTTCGTGAAAAGATGGATTCGGTTATCGAAACAAATACACTTTTACGTGAAAAAATAGAAGTATTGGAAAAAGTGGTACCAGAACAAGGAAAGAAAAAGGTAAAAGTTCCTAAAGAACCAAAAATCGAGTGTTCAGCAATGACGGCAAAGGGACACAAGTGTACAAAACCATGTGTACCCGGTGAAACGTGTTGTACATTACACATTAAAATGCACGAAAAGCAAAAATGTATACCTGTACCTACAGAACCAAAGAAAAAACGTCCAATTCTAAAGAAGAAAAAGAAAGAGGTTCCTTTACATAATCACAAACCGGGTGAATTACCAACGGAAACGTGTGAACTATGTGAAACCCATGGTGATATATTTGATCCTGATATGCCTAACTCGGAGTTTGAGGAATCTCAGGATGATGGTGATATATCTATAGAGGAAAAACTACGTAAAATGCTTGACGAAGAAGAGATCAAATCTGAATAAAAATGTTATGTAATAATAAAATGAGTAAAAATCCATTAATTAAACGCTTAGGTATATTTGTTTTTTTTATAATTATCGCATTAGTTATATATTTATTTACTAGACCAAGTAAATCAACTAAAACGGGTGAAACCGAAGGCCTTCCAACAATTACCGAAGCAGGTGTAGATTTAGTTTTAAACCCAGCCAATAAACCCGATAATGTTGAAGAATATAGTATATTTAAAACAGAATATGCATTAGGGGATGCATCAGCCAAGAATATAGATATTAAACTTAAATGGACGAATGGACCTACTTTTGCAACGGTAGATTCATTGTTTTTTGTTCATCAAAATCAAAGCGGTACTAAAGTTCGCGACGATGTGACAACAACTGATAATACTGATTCGAATGCGTCGAATGAATTGTTATTTAAAGGGGAAGACTTAACGAGTGAAGATATTATTGGTTCAAATACTATAAAAATATATTATAATCAAATATCGGAAAATAATAGACTAGCGACAGTTTCTTTCACGATTACACAGGAACATTTAGATACACCATTTGATTTAACTTCGGTTAAGAATATTACCGTACCCGTCCAACTTTCATCATCTCAAACAGCTTCGGGTGATGTAGTATCTACATATACAAATTACTATATACTTCCTTATTTTACCGATACACCTATATATAATAGGAAAGTTCAGGGAGACGCTAATAATGGGTTTAATATAATTAAAAATGGTTCTAAACAAAGTATTGATGGTGTTGATAAATTTTATATAGTACAAGCACTTGGTAAACAATTTTTATCTAAAGATCCAAATGGTAACACTTTATTACGATACGATAAAAAGTTTAAAAATCAAAACGAAATATTCGGGAGTATGAACGCGGTAGTTAAATCTGCTATTTCTGTACGTGACGCTAAACCATTTAAATACGAATTTATCGTTAAACACCTTGATTACATGGCAACAGTACCTCAACACGGTCTATCTGCACACATAGATAATGTAAAATTATACGATTTTAATGATACTTTAATAAAAACGGTTACAAATAACGATATTGAATTCGATATACAACCTAATCATAAAGTTAATCAGGATGACTATCTGGGTGCGTGGAAAAGTAATACGTATAACGTTGGTGATAAACTGTTTACAATAACATCCGATAAACCTGTGCATATGATGAAGATACAGTATGGTAGACCTAGATATGCCCCTGGATTGACAATAAAAGAAAATGGTATTGTTCGATCTGAAGATATGAGAAATCACGGTAGTGAAGAACTCCCAACCCCAGTTGACTATAGATATACACTTTCCAGGTTTGACGATATCGGTGATTTATCGTATTCCGGGTATTACGATATATCGGAAATGGAAGATATAGGTTTGGAGTATGGCCTTATGTTGCCTAATAATATACACGATTGGCAGTGGGATATAAATACATATGAAAATTGTAGACAAAGAGCTAGTGAAAAGGGATACAATGCATTTGGATTCCAGGCGACTGGTACAAAACATTGTTGGTTACGACAAGTTCCAGGTACTGGAGGATATACAGTGACTGGTTTATTAGCTACTGGTAAAGGTGGTAAGGAAGACAGCCACGTTTCCGGGTGTGCTTTGAAAGGTAAAAAGGTTTCAAATAATTGTCAATAATGATAATGAATAATATAAAAACTCTCCTAATTTAGACATACTTCATACATACAAGGTATGTCTAAATCATTTTCACCCCCCAACCACACAAATTTCCAAAAGTTCTCCCAACTCCACCTATAAATTGAACAAAGTTTCGTGAATATATGACTCTGCTAGGTACCTCTATAGTTTTGTGTACATATATGACTCTGCTAGGTACCTCTATAGTTTTGTGTACATATATGACTCTGCTAGGTACCTCTATAGTTTTGGTTAGGTTTTGTGTACATATATGACTTTGCCTAGGTATGGCCGCGAACCTCTATAGTTTTGGTTAGGTTTTGTGTATTCATGGTACATAAACTTACAGAAATTAACGGGGATATGGTATGACTTTGCCTAGGTATGGCCGCGAACCTCTATAGTTTTGGTTAGGTTTTGTGTATTCATGGTATATTTAACCAATTTAACAAAGTATGTCTAAAATACGGGGGTGACGGTCCAATCTCGTCGTTGGTTTGAAACTCCCCTACCCCTCTATCCAATCAAATTGTGTAATTCGCCTGTCGCGTGAAATTCC